GGTCTCCCCATCACTGCTTTGGATCTCTTTCATGCCGGCGCAGAACTTGCGAAAGTCCTCGTAGTACCAGGGCTCTAGTTCGATGAAAGGCGCGTCCGCAAACAGTTGACCGAAACTGTCCTTGAACAGATGTCGGTAGTCGTACAGGGCTTTCGCCGGCTTCAGTGCTCGCAGGATCAGCCCATTGTTGAACTGGAGAAGGATGGGATCGATGGGGAATCCGGTACCGTAGTCGCCCTTGATGAGTTCGCCCGTCTCGGGGTCCGTCCAAGTCGTCTTGTCGAGGATGTTGATCTCAAACGTGTGCTGGTCGTTGAACCCCCAAGCCGTATTGGGGTCGTACTGGAAAGCGACTTTCTCCAGCACGATGACCTGAGCCTCGGTCAGAAGCTCCAGACCCTCTTCTTGGGTCGGAAGCGTCGCACCTTGAAGCAGCAACTCGATCATGCGCTTCAGGAAACAACGAAATGTCAAGTCCCCGTCGATGATCGGGAACCTGTCATCAGACACGTTCGGAAATACTAAAGTGCCGATCATCTGCCAGAGGAACTCTGGCCTCGTGAAATCCACATCCGAATCGACTGAAACCTCGGTCAGAAGAATCTGGATGTCGGCGAGAGTCTCGGCGGCAGCTTGGAACTGGAGGTAGTAGTAGGGACCTGGGATCTGGGCGACGTAGTTGGAGGCGAGTACCTGACGAAACGTCTTCAGGATCTTGTCTACGATATTCTGCTTCGTCGTAGAGGTGTCTTGCCCTCGCAAGGGCACCGGCGCCGGATTCTGTTGGATGGAATCTGGGAGGTAGGGCTTCTTTGGCTCTTTGTCTTTCGACATCAGCCTTCCTCCGTAATCGTCAGGACGAGATCACCGAGAGTGAAATACTCCAGGACATATCCAGTGATGTTGCGGGGTCCTTCGTTGGCCGCAGAGACGACATACGTCACCGTGTAGTCATGGGCCAACGGGTTGGTGTCGAGGGCCAACGACACCATGATGCGGTTTTGCGTGATCTTCTGACGCTCCACCGCCAGTTCCGCAGTTGTTGCTCTCGGGAACTGACCACTGAGCGTCTCATCATCCGAAAACCCTGGGATGTTGAGCCCCTCATCGCCAATGATGTATGCCTTGCCAGGAGCCGACTTCAACGACACGGGGTCCGCGAGTTGCAGAGTCATCGCTTTTTCGTCTTGGTAGACGGCGCGGTATTCGTTGGTGGGGCCCCCTCCTGTCGAAGTTGACGAGTTCAACTCGTCCTCAATCAGCCACACGTTGACGGTCGAAGAGGAATAAGAAACTACATCCGTTCCAAGGAGAAGCGTGACATCCCCTTTTTGTGTCGTCGTCAGTGGTTCGCGGATGATGACGGTTCCAGCGTCGCGTGCAAGATTGGTGAGAGGGACCTCGACGAACGAAACGCCAGAGGTGTTTTCGATGACTGCGATGATGTCCCCCTCCCGCACGGAGGACCCCATGGGGAGACCTCGCAAGAAGGACTCCAAGTTGGTCTGCACAGCACGCTGAACTTGGTTGGTTTGCACACCCGTCTGTTTGAGCACCGTGGCCGAGATGTCCAAGGGGGTTGCGACCGCTTCCTTGGTCAAAATGTCGTAGGTGACCCCTTTCATCTGGTCGAGAGCGTTCTGCACGGTCACAACAACAAGATTGGTTGTGTACGTGACAACGAAGTTCTCGTTGTAGGAGTAGTCGATAGAAAGGATCTGCCCTGACGTGATGTTCCCACCTGGGATTCGACGAATAGCCGTGGCGGTTGTTTGGTCCCCTGGGATGATTGTGTAATCGCTCACACCGCTTGGATGTGTCGGACCTCGGTATTCAATGGTCCGGGTGTTGTTGAACACCCGGATAGTGAGCGTACTGACCCCCAAGTTGTTCAGGGTCTCGTCGAACTCACCAATGATGGTGTGCGCCTCTGCCGTAATGGGGATCAAGTTCCCAGACGGGACACCATCGACGGGCGTAATGCGAATGAACGCTCCAGCCTGAGAACTGCGTCCGAGATCGAGGGGGTCGGATACGCGGAACAGTTCCACGGACTCCGCAGGCAACTCCCCTGAAACTTGTCCGGTGACTGACAGAACTTCCCCCACCGGCTGTCGCGGAAGCACGAAATCGCGGCTAATCGTGTAGGTGTAGTCGCCCAACACCACATCGCCCATCGTCGTTGGTGGCTGGGCGCCTGACAGTTGGATCGTGCGGTAATCCAAGACCACCACCCCATCAAGGTTGAAGAAAGAACCCGACGAAGCGTTTTGGAGGCCCAGGCCCAGCGAAGGGTAGTTCAACATTTCCGAGAGGGGGTTCTCCAGCGAAAGGGACGGATCGAGTGACCGGAAAACCTGTTGCAGAGGGTTTCCGATGATCTGGAACTGGATGTCGAAGGCTTCTTGGAAAACGAACGCGAACGTATCGGTGACGGTGGCCTCTACGGCCCCGCGAATCCAAACATCTGCCTTGCCCCCGACATGCACCGAGTTCGTCGGATCAAAATCCCGCTGCATGAGTGGATTGCCGGCTTCGACAACAACAGCCTCCTCAACACCCGGCTGGTCCGCCGCATCTTGACGGATTCCTTGCTGGGTCCCGGTATCTACGGAGGATAGGGAGCCTCGGGAGCGGGTTGCCAGTTGCAGGTTTGTCTCGGTGTTTTCGCCACCGAAAGTGCGGTTCTGGTTGGTGACGGACAGCCCAGGAACATTGCTGACGAGGGTGTTGATCTGCCCTCTGCTCACGTTGCCGATGGTCCCAGCGGTCTGGGCTTCGATGACCACATCAATCGAATACAAACCTGTGGTCGGATCAAAAAAGGAAGCCGCGTTCTCCACCGGGATCTGAGCGTCCTGTGCTGTCAGGAAGATGGTGCTCCCACTGGCAACCTGGGTTCCAAGGTTGATCGTGAACGTCCGAGTGGGGGTAGTCCTGGTAAAGAACGTCTCGATACCACGAGCCTTTTTCCCAGAGAGCCGTTTGTCTCCATTTCGAGCGGCGAGTTGATCGAACGACTGATCGATGACGAACTGGACATCTTCTGGCCGAGAAAGCTGGAAAGCCGCTTGGAGAGCCGTCTTGTAGGCGGACTGGGTGACAGGTACGGGGTTCCCGTTCGCGGTCACGCCGTCAATCGCCAAGAGCGTGTCGAAGGACTGCGACCTGTGAAGGAAGTCCACCAAGAAACGGAGACGCACGGCTTCGTTGGAGAAAGGATCGACGAACACATCCCGGATGGTGGACCCCGGCTGGAGAGAGATCTCCGGGGTAGTCCGCATGATGTCGGAGATGGTGTTCTGTTGAATCTGAAGCTGTGAAACAGTCGGGAAAGCACCCACCGCCAAGGTCACAACAACTGGAGCACCCACGACCTCAATGGAGTTCGGAGACTCCACCTCAGTCTGGTTTTCGGCGTCGTAAAATACCGACCGCACAACGTAGAACAGAAGCTCCTCCGCCGGGAGGCTGGAGAAGGCTCCAATAGGGACGGTAGCTGGAGTGTTGTTCTGACCCGCCTGACGGTTATGCCGGAACGAGTAGAAACGGCGCTCAACCAACGTCTCCAGGAGGTAGGTACTACGGATGCTTGTCGTGCCCTCTGGCACCTCAAATCTTTTGACGTAATCCGTCTTGAGGAGATTTGCCTGCTCATTCTCCGTGATGGCTGCCGCCAGAGCCGGTGTCAATGTGACATCTTCCAGACGTTCAATGGTGTCTCCACCTTTGGTCTGGGTCTCCTCGATCTGCACATACAAAGGGTCCGCCGCTACGGACCCATCAGGATTTGTCGCAATCGTGTTGTCTGACTGGAACGAAGCAAGTGGGGAGGTCTCAAACTCCGGCTCCGCGTCCGCCACGATGTTGATGTTGATGCGCTGATACCCCGTCGCACCACCCCCGCTGAACTGCGAGGCGTAGAAGTTCATGCCACGGAAGTTGGGGTTGTTGATTCCTTCGACACGCACTGCGATGGATTGGTCGAATCGCTCGATGGAGATGTTGGTCGGGACCGAAGCAATCGTTCCGAGGTCCGACTCTTGAATGAGGGTGGCTCGGATCTCGGCCGCGTTCGACACCGCTCCCGAAAACGAAATAGCCCGGACACGAATGAGGTTTCCCCCGGCAGCCAAATCCAGACCATCTGGGAACGCAGTTGCGTTCGGGATCTGGAAAGTGGTGCCCTCAAAGACGATGAAGTCCGGGTCGGAGACGAAGGCTCCTCCACGGATGCTGATCTCCATGTCCACCGTGTCGCTGTCGATCACCCCTTTGTAGAACTGGTTGGGGATCGTCGTCGAGTAAACCGTGATCTCACGGAGTACGCCGTCGGGCCCGTATATTTGTGGTGTGGCAGCCATACGCTAGAACCCTGGAATCCCGAGTGGTGCAAGCCCCAGAGAAAGACCGTTAGTTCCTACGAGAGCCGCTGCTCCGGGGGCCGCGAAGACCGTGCTGATGAACACAGGCTCGCCCGATGCGTTCTGGGCAACGATGTTGGTCTGGAAAACCGTTGGATCATCCACGGCCGGATTGGTGGTCACGGACAAGATGGCGTACAGCCGCTCCTTGAGCGAAAGCTCCTGGACCTTGCCTTGGACAGTCTGGAGCCGCTGAAAGAACGTGACGGCTCGGGTGACATCCTCGTTGATCGACATCTGCACAGCACCGACGGCCTTGAACCCGATTCGGTCGAGGATCGTCGATCCAATGTTGGGGTGGAAAGGGTTGGATCCCTTCCGCGT